GCATGTTCTACTGTATTTTCTTTTAATATAGGTATACGAAGAACAGACGCAGAATATATAGTTTTATCTACCACTGACATTATTCCTCCTACAAAAGAAATTCTTCAAGAATTTATCAAAAAAACAAATAAACACACAATGTATGTTTTGAGTAGAAGAGATATTGATTATAAAGATGTCATTAATAATAAAGACAATTTAAATGATTATGTAAATTATTTAAATAATACAAGCAAACCAAGATATTTTCCCGCAAAGGTTACACCTAACGACAATTATAGTTTGTTCAATTGTTGCGGCGATTTTCAATTTGCAACCAAAAATATCTGGTTAAAAGTTAAAGGTTATGAAGAACAAATGAAATATGCTTGTTTTGTTGATACTAATGTTCAAAAAAAATCAGTATTATACGGATTTAAATTAAAAGATATATACGATGTTCCGTTATATCATATGAGTCATACAGGAATGTCAAATGATGGAAGTTCTCCAAGTAAACAGTTTTATAATAATGCAATGGATTGGGTAGAATATTTTGATAAATATATAGAAAATAACCAAATATTGATATCTAGAAACGAAGATTCATGGGGATTTTCAGAAACCGAAATCGAATACGAAATAATATGAAAAATGTAATTATCGTAGGCGGCGGAATCGTTGGATTGGCCGTAGCATATAAACTATCTTCCAATAAAAATTTAAACATTATAGTATTAGAAAAAGAAAACGATCTAGGACAACATCAAAGTACTCACAATAGCGGAGTATTACACTGTGGTTTATACTATAAACCTGGTTCATTAAAAGCAATATTATCTGTCGAAGGCATTAAACAAATGACAGAATTTTGTAAAAAATACAATATTCCACATGAAATATGCGGAAAATTAGTAGTGTCTACAAATCAAGAAGAATCCGCAAAATTAAATGAATTGTTCGAACGTGGAACAAAAAACGGATTAAAAAATATTAGAAAATTAAACAAACAACAAATGCTTGAAATTGAACCAAATGTAGGAGGAATTGAAGCTCTACATGTTCCACAAGAAGGAATTGTTGATTATAAAAAAGTAATACAAAAATTATCAGAACTAATTACGAACAACGGACATAAAATAAAATTAAATTCCAAAGTAATTAATATTACTAAAGATAAAGTATTTGTTGAAAATGAACAATTTAATTACGACATTTTAATCAATTGTACAGGATTACATTCCGATAAAATCTCAAAATTTACTACTAAAATTAAATCAAAAATTGTTCCATTTAGAGGTGAGTATTATAAACTAAAACCAGAATCAGAACATTTAGTTAAAAATCTAATATATCCAGTACCTGATCCTAAGTATCCATTCTTAGGGGTTCATTTTACTAGATTAGTTAACGGTGGTATTGAAGCAGGTCCAAATGCAGTATTAGCATTCTCTAGAGAAGGATATTCGTTGTTTGATATAAATCTAATTGATATTTTTGATTATATCACTTTTAAAGGATTTTGGAAATTCATATTCAAACACAAATACATGTGTTTTAAAGAATTATATCAATCAATCAGCAAAAAACAATTTGTCAACGCATTACAAAAATTAGTACCAAATATTAAAGAAAATGACTTGATCAAGGGAGATGCAGGTGTAAGAGCACAAGCAATGTCAAATACAGGAGAATTAATTCAAGATTTTGAAATAGTTATTAAAGATAATGTATGTAATGTTGTAAACTGTCCAAGTCCTGCTGCAACATCGTCTTTATCAATCGCAGATTATATCATCAAACAAATTAAATTATGATTGGAATTATATTTATATACACATTCATATTAATAATATGGTTCAATACTGAAGCATTTGTTGAATACATTCACTTATTAAGACTTAAATGGTTTAAAGTAAATGACTATTTAAATTCAAAAGAAACAGATTTTACACTCACATATCATTCATATCTACTACAAAAACATAATAGTTTTTTTACTAGATTGATTACATGTCCATTTTGCTTAAATTTTTGGTTGATTTTAATAGGAAAATTTATTTTTGGTTATTCATTTCTAGAAATACCTACTATTTATGTAACATCACTAATTACATATTTTGTATTCAATAAGTTATCACCATGAGAATCGCCAATTTAAATGAATTATACAATTATATCAAAACAAAAGAACAATTAACATCCAATGGAAGTTTAATGCAACTATGTGCTTGTATAGATCAATTTAAAAATATATGCAGTTGTAAAGCAAAAGAAAAAGGTCAAAAATTATTTGACTGTAATAACAAATATGTTTCTACAATAAATAACATTGACCAACAAACTATAGATTTATTGTTCTCAGTAACAGATGAAAAATCAATAGAATTTTATGATAATTCTATTCACATCAAAACTATTTCAGTATCTCCTTAAGACAATCCTCTACAATAAGATTTAAATTCGGATTATTAATCAAATCACTGTGATTTTTATCAGTAACTATTTGTTCCCATTCAACTTTATAATCGGCAAGAAATCTAATCTTAGGATCATTCAACGCTTCATGTTGATTAGGAGCTTCTGTATAGATTTTCTTACTTTTATCATTGACTCTATAATGTCTTCCATCAGTAGCAAATCCATAAGTATATTTACTAATATGAACCAACTTGCCACCCAGTTGTTTCTTCAACCAAAATACTTCATCATCGGTATATTCTACATAACGAATGTCGCTGATAAAATTAACATCGTTAGTATCTTTCTTTAACTCTTCATGTAATAATCCCGTCCAATATTTACCTTCAGTCTGTTTTCGTTTTACACCACCATACCATACCAACATTTCTCTAAAGGCATTCTTATCTTCGGTCTTTTCACTGAAAGAACTCAATCCCAACTTTTCTTGAATAAACGGTTCACAATCTTTTTTCAAAAAATATGCAAGTGCATATGTTTTAGATGTCAAGTTGTACTTTTCTTTTAAGACTTTTTGAGCAATATCACAAAATAAATTCTTGCCACTTCTAGCAAATCCAGATACTCCTATATAAATTTTATTCATTCTCCATTAACCCTTCTATTTCTTTTTCTGATTTACCATATTGTTTACATATATCAATCAGACTATTAATACCACTTTCCGTTCTGAAAAATAGTACACAATAACTATAGGCATCATCTTTGCTAACCTCAAATTTATTTGATACCAATTGAATTAAATCTTTGTTGAATTTTACTTTGTTAGGTTTAATCCACTTACAAAACCGTCTGCCATGCGGTACAAAGTCACACAATACCTTATAAAGATGTTTCTCAGGTAAGATGTCAAAATACTTGGATACAAACGCAATTTCTTCAATAATCGTTTGATCCATACCAAGTCCCATCAATAATGTATACTTATTGAACGATTTAATATCTGCAGCAGTAAGTGTATCAAAATACTTAGGATTCTTAACTTCCCTAATTTGATTGATATGATCAAATAAAGATTTAGTCTTCGTTAAGTTCTGTGTCTCTTCGTTCGATTGATTTGAATCGTTCTTTGAGAGAGGGGTTTTTTGTTTTTTGGGTCTTCCCATAATGATTGTTGATTCGTGCTCTTAAAGCATTAAGAACCGATAATACAGTCTTTTGATTCAAATACAAGGTATTTAATTCTTTTTCCAATTTTTTCTTATCGTCATCGATACTAACAAGAATTGCGTTTTTATATTCTTCCAATTTATAACTTAAATAAAAAGAATGTAACGCCAACCACATTACTGCGAATGGCGTTACACTCTGAAACTTAAGTGATAATGAAAATAATACTACATTAATTATTATGACAACTATTGATTTAATATTCATTATCTACTTCATCTTGGTAATTTCTTACCTTCCCTCCTTTATTTAAATATGGTTTATTTACCTTTGACAATTTTTTATTTTTTTTAAACTTAGAACTCTTGGTTCTAAATTCATTGTCTCTTCTAAATGTCTTTCCCATACTCAAACCAAAGATTACTTAACTCGGGAAGCAGTAGCAAGAACCTTGCGTAGTGCCTTAACTTGACGACCATTCAAGTCAATACGAGTCTTACCATTACGAATAGTCAAACGAGTACCAGCTCGCTTGGTTCCAGCAAATGGATACGAGATGAATGTTTCTACCTTAGCAGCACTATTATACACGAAGTTAGTCTGCATCTTGTTGTTTTTACGAATAATCATAACTTTATTTATTTTATTTATTTGTTTTATGTTTCGTTAGTTTCATTACTAACTTGAAATTACTTTACACCATGTTTATCGTTTCGTCAACATCTTTTTAATTATAATTTGAATTCTTTTTCAAACCGTTCAATCGCATAATCCTTAGCCTTGAATTCAAAGTCATAGTCAACTCCATCCATGTCAACATATTCTTCAGGAATACTACGAACATAATCACCATGTGCTCGTGGATTTTTGTTGGATAAATCATTGTCACTAAAATGAAACAATGGACGATAACTACCCCATGTAGACATAGCCAACTTCATTGCATCTTTGGCAGTCAATTTACCAGAGTTACAACGAAAATGAAGATTGTCGTAAGTAATAGGAATTCCAGTGTTTGAATAAATCAAATCATACAATTCTTCTACTTTCCAACTGTTAGGTTTGTCTTCATTCTCAAGAACAAGACGAGACTTAACATTAACAGGAAAATCATTGTAAACATCAATAAACCGTTTGGCAATATCTTTGGTATCACCTTTGTAACAATTCATATGAATATTAATTGGAGCTTCATATGATTGAGGTAAACCAAACAAATCCATAATTGTAGCATGATTTTTTAGTTCAACAATGGATTTTTCTACTACAGATTTCGTAGCACTTGCAGGTACAACAAATTGATCGGGGTGTGTACTACATCGTAAATTATTTTTTTTGATAATATCTGCACCACGCTTGAATTCAGCATAAATACGATCTTTATCAGGAAGAACATCAAATGATAAATTTGCTTCTGGCAAAGTAGCCAGTGGAAACAAGTCACTACTAATTCTATAGTTCCAACCTTTACTTGCACAAAATGCAAATGTATTCACTGCAACATGTACATTGTTAAGCGTTCGTTGTGAAACAGTAGATAAAGCATTTTTGCGTTCCAATGTCAAGAACCTAGTCTTGGTCATGGTATTAGCTTTATAACCTTTTTCTTGAAGTTGAAGAGAAATACAACACAATGATTTTTTCATTGTTTATACCTTACCACAAAAATATAAAAATGTCAAGAACTTATTCAGTGGAATAATAAATAGGATAATAAGTATATGGAATTGGACAAGGAGCACAAGTACTATCGAATGGACAAGTATATCCCAAAAATTTCCAAGACTTTTCAGTGGAAGAACTATTTTTAATCCAAGTAGCTTTTTTATTTATTCCGCTTGTAAGTAATCCACTTTTTGCATCTACTACTGTTTTGTAGTAACTAGAAATATTAGTAAATTCAGTATCAGTATTTGTTCTGTACAATATATCTTTACCGTCTTTTATCAAGACTGTACCAATATCACCGTCAAAAATTCCATCAGGACTATCATCCACATATGTGCTGTCAGTTTGATTCAATGAATTAGAAGCTAATTTATTGATAAACTTAGGAAATCTATTATCTTTGATAAAATTGACGATCATTTGTTATATAAATATATAACTATCGTCCAACTTCATTAAAAAACTTTGATTTAGCTTCATCATATGTCATTCCCATCATTTTGTTATAATATAGAATGTCAGATTTAATATTACCCTCGCCATGAAGTTTTTTATATCTTTCTATAGCTTTTGGTTTCCACCAGTCCAAAACACCTTGTACATCCTTCTTAAACAATTCCTTTAACTTCAAATCCTTTTCAGTTATCTTATTTTGTAAGAATTCTTTGGTGTTTTCATAAAAACAACTATAATATACTCCTCTTTCATATCCATGAGTATAATCACTTGCTTTAATTCCTAGTGTCTGGAATATCATATTAATGACCCTAGTCTTTGCACCAGTAACAGGTCCACTAACACCTTCTTTTTGGGTCATTGCTTTATTATACTGTTCTGTTCTGTTATCTTTTATCCATTGATGCCATACTTCATATACACTATCATCTGGTTTAATCATCATCTTACCAGTACTTGACCCACACTTATGCCACCATTTAAGACTATTATACATACTATAACTACCATACAATGATGTGGTAGTCATGCCAACCAATTCTTCATCATATAGTTTCTTCCAAATTTCTCTGGTTTTAGAAGTGGTAATCAATGCAGCTACTAACTTACCACCCAGGAAGTTATAACCAAATGGTTGGGTACTCATAATACAACTACCAATTGCACTGTGTACCAATCGTTTATCCTTTAATTTATTATCAGCAGTCCATCCAATGTAATCGTCTCTATCAGTAATTACAATAACATCACTGGATATACTTACCGCACCCAAATATCGTGGATTATCCACATTACCATCAGTAATCAGCAATTTAATGAATCTACCTGGTGTTTGAACATACTCCATAGTATGACAAAATAACCTCAACATCAACCAATCGTGTTCATATGGACTTCCAGCAGTTACATGAACAATAGTTGGATTCAAATTTTCTAATTCCTTGATCGTCAAGTCTATATTATTAATATCAGTAGGAGTCCATATCTTAGCTTTAACTACACCGGATTTATTTAAATAATCTTTATAAGTTTGTACCTCCACCCACTTCTTATAAAATGTCTGTTCTTCAGCAGACATACTCTTCAAATAATCAATGTTTTTGATAAACTTAGATTTCTCCAGTTCAAATTCAAACTCACCAGCATCAAAAAATTCGTTTCCCATATTTATATTTAGTATGACATTTAAAAAACCAGATCCAACTCAAAAAATATACCACTATATTGAGATAGATTCAACAACAATCGCTCTGTATGATAGTTTAATGGATCAACCAATATCATACGGCAGTAAAGTCAAAATTCAAGTGGATATAAATAAATTGTTGCCCAAAGATATAACTATCTACTATTATACCCTAAAACAATTAATAAAATTAAAACCAATAAAACCATATATAGGTAAAAAATAATGCCGTATGAATACACAAAGTACCCACACGGCATTTTTATGTATCTTACAGATTAAGCAACTACTTCGTTAGTCTTTGACTCAGTTACGGTTTCATGTCCAGATGTATCAGTCTCAGCCTTAACATCAAGAACATTTACGGTATTATACTTGTCAACAAGCACAACACCAGCAGAACGAGCTGATGTAATAGCAGCTTCAGTTACTGGACTCATTGCGAAAGCAAGCTTAGGACGACCCTTACCACCATGCACAGTTCCAATTTGGGTTACAACACCCTCATCAAGAGCATTCTTCAAACGAACTCGTAGTGTAATCGCAATAAAATCCTTATTGAGATTTGTCAACTCACTTACACCAAAGTAAGTGTCGTTTGATGGCCAGTTTACAGTTAGGTTTGTCTTGTTCTTGCGGTCTGTCTTCTTAGTATTACTCATATATTTAGTTTTATTTTTTGTTTATGTTTAACGGTTGAATCTCAACCTTGTAAATACTTTATATTATATCCTCCAAAATGTCAATGACTTTTTTCAAGAAACATTTTGTTCATCGTCTTGGCAACCTGTAATAGATTGTTTGGATTGATGAATGAAGCATTTGTTCCATACATTTTCTTAAACAACTCTACAGAGTTTGGATTAACATAATCATTATTCTTGATAAAATAACTCAAAACAGAATATCCTTGACTTTTGATCTTTGTTACTTGTTTTTTGGTATGAAGAGCAGCTGATTCTTGACTATAGCTAATACGATCACCATTCTGTGTTGTATAGTTCATAGCTGGTTCACCATCACTGAAATTCAGAAAATAATAATCTGACTCAATAGATGTCTCTGGTAAATGTTTCATAATTGCTTCATATGACAATCCTTCTGGAGTAGATCCATTTGGATACAAATATGGAAACAATGACTTAATTTTACTGATCTTATCCACAGCAGAATCATATCCAATAATCACATAAGGATTAGAAGAACAATTACTGTTACTAGAATTAAATGTAGTTCTAAATGATACGGTAACCCTTAGATTATCAATCATAGAAGCAGCCTTACAAATAGCCACAACACTAGTAATAGCTTTTGTCCATTTGTCACCTCTCATGCTTGAACTTGCATCTACAGAAATATGAATATATGAATGTTTATACTTTGAAACATCAATTGTATGAAATACATTTTCATTGTCAAAAGACAGTTCAGATAAAATCCTACGGTCAATCTTGCCAACAGGCTTACGCATATACTTGGTATTATTAACTTCACTACGAATCTGTAGTTTACGACCAAGAGCCGCACCCATTACCAATCCAGCATTTACAGCCTTTTGGTTGTCTTGATTAATAACAGCAGTAGAATCATACCGTCCAGTATAATGATTATATACAACATACTTCAACGGAAATACATCAGTCTCAATCAATTCTTTAGTCAATTTAGTTACAAGAATAGTATCAACACTGTAGTATCCATCTGATTTAAGATAATCTGAACCGCTCTTTACCAGTGTCATTCCACTCTGTTCAATTGCATCAAGAATCTTCTTCTCCTTTTTATTAACTCTCTTCTTCTTAATATTACCGTTCAAGAAATCTTTCTGTTTCTGAATAGCTTTCTTGATTTGTTTATTTTTACTCTCCGATACTTCAGGATCAAAACTACTATCATTCTTTACATCATTTGGCACTGGATCTGTATTTTTTCCACCCAATGCATCATCTACTGATTCTCCTTCTCCATTTAATCCATCTTCTGATGGACCACTATCTTTCTTTTTATGTTCAGTAATGTTACTAAGAATGATTTTAGCTACTTCCATAGCAACATTCAAACGGTCTTTTGGTGTAGTCAACCGTTGAATATTAGACAGATTAATTACCCTAGCAATTTCACGCAATCCAGGCAATGCATCCAAATCAGTATTTTCATTTGTAAAGTTAATCATACGAGTTTCATAACTTTCAATACAAGGCACACGATAAAGATTGCTCTTTAACATCACTTTAATCTTTGGACTATCAAAAAACTTCTCATACAACGCCAAATAATATCCACGATAGCCTGGAGCATTGTTATATACATACCAATCAATATAACGATCTTCTACATAGTTAAGACAGGTCTTAACCAAGACAGCTACTTCATCTTTACTAACTTGAAGTGGTTGTGCCAAATCATAAAGACTACGATCAACCTTTGTCCAAATAGTCTTAATCAAATCAAAATCAGACAATACAACATGACTACCTTCATGTAGTGCAAGTCCTACAGCAGGATCAAAATCGGATTTATCCAGAATATCTGCGGACAAATATACTGACTTACCATCTGTACAATTATCCTTACCTTCAGAACTAAAATAAACAGGAATAGATTTGCCTGTCAAAATATTGACGAAGTTGCTTACAGCACGGCGTGCTACAGCCAACTTAATTAGATTGAAGTTTACAGATGAACCCACATCAATATCATCTTGATAGATGTCATCATCATCCAACCAATAATCACTGTAATTACTCATATATTTTGACAGGCAATGTTTTGTTTATTTATTAGAACGGAGGTTGTTCTAGTGACTTAGCCAACGGATCTGAAAACAACTTGTCCTTAGTTTCAACCTTGACATACTTTTGAACCAATTGTTTTACATATGTCCGTTCACTATCCATACCTCCTTCAACCGCAAAGTTAGGATAAATGGCAGTCTCAGCAATTTCAAGCAAATTAAACCCATCCAAGATCAATTCTGAAATCTCAACAGTTGAACGAGTTGGAATAAAATTACTCAACTTGCTATCTTCATTCTTGACTTGATCACGGGTATGAACAGCAATTTCAACAACCGCATTCAAAATATCAAGATGACCAACATCAGAGATATTGAAACGGTTCTTTAGATAATTGAACTCAACCTCTTTGCTCAATGGACTCATTTCCAACTTGACAGGAAAACGACTCATCAAAGCACGGTCCATAACACGGGTGGAAGTATATTCATTACCAATGTTAGCCGTACCAATGAAACACACACCTTCAGCTACACTAACCACTTCACTGTCCTTCTTTTCATCCAAACGAAGATATCGTTGTAGATCATCCAGAACAGTCATCAACACATTCCAAGCATCGTGATGAGCACGGCTAACTTCATCCATCAAGATAACAGCATTGGGAGTCTTAATAGCCTTAACAAATGCGGATTCATTGAAGTAAGTACCAGTATTCTTATCATAATGGGTATTACCAATAAGAGCACTACGAGCATCTTGAGTAGCACCAAGATTGAAATAAAAGTAAGGTCGTTCTAGAGCTTTAGCTACAGTTTGTGCTGCCAATGTCTTACCACATCCAGTAGGACCAACGATTAGAATATTCTTGCCACGCATTACACTGCGTACAAGATACTTCCACTTAATTGAATCCATTACCAGAGAGGATGGTTTCAACTTGTCACAGTCCTTGATGAAGGACTTAACTTGAGCTGCGTCAACGGTTACAAGTTTCAGAGATGATTTATTCTTCATATTACAGAACCCACTCTACCACAGAGATTTTGAACCGTCAACTCCAAAATAAAAAAACTGCTAGTTTGACCTAGCAGTTTCATGTTTAAACTTAATTTTAATGTCTATGCCAATGTCCGTGATAATGTCCATGAACAACTACCACTGGTGCTGGTTGATAATAATAAACAGGTTGTGGAACATATACAACTTGTGGTGCTGGTACATATTGTACAACAGGAGCAGGTTGAACTACAACTGGTTGATTAACATATACAACTTGTGGTTGTGGAGGACATACAATCCTTTCAACTACATGAAGAGCAGCTACACCAGTAAGAACTTTACCAACTGTGGCCCACTCTCTATCACCGGCTTTTACATTGGTAAGTGCTACAAATGCAGCCAAACCCAATGCGATTTTATTTTTCATATATTTATTTTTTCTTTGATTTACCCTTGAATGTCTTTTGTTTGACAGTCAATTTCTTATCAGTTTGTTTAGGATACTTATAAGAAGCCTTTTCACCTTTAACACTATGATCCACTTGTTTCTTGATCTTGTCAACTGGTTTCAATGGTTGGTCAGGTTGATCTTCTTTCTTTTCAACTTGATCTTTTACTTCAACCTTTTTAACTGTATGTTCTGGACCTTCTTCTTTCTTGGATTCTTTGTCCTTATTGTTTTCAACATTCTTATTGAATGCCTTTTGAACATAATTACCAACTGTGGTTTTTAGTGTTTCTGCAATAAATTCTTTTAATGCAGAAAATGTTAGGTTAAATTTTTTGATTCTATCGGTGTTATCTTTCATATAGGTTACTGTAAAATTGTCGTCTGTCATTGGATAGATTTTAAAATGATGTGGATTGCAAGAACATACATTGTAATAACCTGCGTCATCCAATATTACTTCTGCATCTTTATACATCTTCTTTACATCTTCGGCTAATTCTTCCATCTTATAATGGAGAGATTCACCCTTTTCAATTTTTACATCTTTCAATGATTCTTTAATCAAACTTTTAACAGATTGTTTTACTTTAACTTCAAGAATACATTCTTTGATCAATTTCTTAAATTCGCTTATGTTCATATTTCTATATAAATATCATTAAAAAAAAGATTGTTCATTGGTATTTTCAACTTTTATCTCCATTATATCTTCTTTATATCCACCCACTAGGGGGTAGGGGCGGGAGGGGTGCTTAAGAGATTTGGTTAACTTCTTGTTTTCAACTTTATTTGATATAAATTTAATATACCTATGTTTACCGCTTTCTTTTTTCCTCCAAAATGTTCTACCAATTTTCAATTTCAACTTATCCACATTATGCGTCTTCCATTTTGAATATACAGTTCTACTATGAATCCAGTTGTAATCTGGTGGACCAGAAAGACTTACACTGTAATTAGGCATTAAAGCCACATCTACATAATTGTCTCCCTGATAAATAAATCCAGTAGCTTGATAAATCTTACCAGTGTGTCCAACTTCACTGTCCGCATAACTTAAAATACATTTAATTTCTGGATAGTCTATGTTTATCTGTCTAAATGATTCAGCAATACAATAACTTTCTATATTCTTACCATAACCATCTTCAATCCATAATCTGGTCAACTCTAACACATTATCATTATTAATGAGTGGAGTAATGCTATTACTGGCATTTCTACCCACACTGTTTCCATATACTAATACACCAATTAATTTTGCGTTAAAACCACCAAAGAATGTACTCTCAATATATTCTTTATAATAAACACCATAAGCAACAGTACATAGTGTCCATTTATGGGTATAATGATTCTTTACAATAAGATTTTTCGCAATATTCTTGTTAATCGATTTCAAGAATACCAATGATGTATCACAATACTTTTCGTCTGTCATATAACCATATAAATGTTAAAATTGAACAATTCAGTATAATTGAACCAATACTATTAATATATACCCACAATCCCGAGTGAGTTAATTGAGCATATATTAATACACACAATTGACCCATGTTATTTAACCAATAAGCTGGTGCGCTTACTCCTTTGCTGTCTTTGGAAGAAATCAACTTTGCCAATTGAAAACACGGTCCCAGTAGAAATAGGACCGTGAATAAAATACCCAAAAATGATTTTAAACTCATGCAACTACTATACCAACACAACTTACTTTGTCAATTTCTTTTTGCCTATACTTACTTTACTTTCTGCCAACTTTGAAATCAAATCATTTGCTGCATCTAACTTAATTTCCAATTCATTCAAGTTGTTCTTTAATTCCGAATTTTCTTTTTTCTGTTCTTCCAACTCTTTCTTTATAGATTCATTTTCTTTCTTATAAACATTTAACTCACTTCTGATTGCTTCTCTGTCTTTTCTACATTCTTCCAATTCTACTTTTACTTCAGTTCTTAACTTATCACTTGAATCATTAATTAATTTTACCAAATCAACTTTAGTCTTCTTAGAAGCAATTCCATAAGTTACTACAGATGCAACTACAGCTGGTACAATTCCAATCAATGATAAAATAATATTTTGGTCCATAAGTTATACACTATAAATATATAACTTATGGACATTATTTCAATTATTTTATTACAATTTGAAGTCGTCAAATGCGTTCTCACTGATGGTATTATCCACCCCTTTTACATAACTACTCAATTCAGTTTCTTGAGGAGCTACTTGTAGTTTCTTACTATCATAGTAACTGTCTAACCATCCAGCTAATGGATTGGTTTTAGCAGCTGGATACAACTTCTTATATCCAAGACTTGATAGTCTGTTATTAGCCAACCATTCAATATAATGTTTCAAACTTTCAGCAGTCAATCCAATCAAACTACCCTTACTGAATAGATAATCAGCCCAGTCTTTTTCTGCATTTACTGCCATTTCATATGCAGCATAGATCTTTTCTTCGTTCTTAGCTACAATCTCTTGGAAACCTTCATCTGGATTGTTGATCCAATTCTTCATAATGTTCTGAGTAATAGCTACATGTAGATTTTCATCACGGCTAATAAACTTAATAATCTTACTATTACCCTCCATCTTTCCACGATATCCAAAATAGAAACTACAAGCAAATGATACATAGAAGATCAACCCTTCAGTAATTTGAGTAGCTAATACCGCATCAAACAATTGTTGTTTAACATCATCAGATGGTTTTAGTAGTTCATCATACTTCTTACTGATTGCAGTAGCTCTCTTAACAATTTCTTCATCATTCAAAATACTATCAAAGAACTTGGTAGCATCTGGATAAACATTGTTTAGAATGTATGTATAACTGTTACTGTGAATAGTTTCAAAGAAACTCCATGTATTCATACAAATTTCCAATTCACTATTGGTAACATGTTTCATCAATTCATGAATACTACGACTCAACATACTATCAGTCATAGTCTGAAACTTAAGATTACTATCAAATACAAATCGTTCTTCAGGTGAAAGATTCTTATAATCACTAATATCCTTTACCAAGGAAACTTCTTGAGGTCTCCAAAAGAAATTCAATTGTTGATCATATAGATCATAGAACTTAGGATACTTGATCAAATCATATCTTTGTAAAGAGAGATCTTCTCCCAAGAACATTGGATTTCTTAATTGGTCTATATTTTTCTTATTTAATACTGTTTTCATTTTATCCTCCTATTATAGAGCACAAGCTCCGCTTTCACAACCGGATTCTTGTACTACTGGTTGTTTTATTTCCGTCTTCTTTTCATCCATGGCGGTTTGTTTATCACCGTCATCAGTATTAGCATAATACAGATTCTTTAGACCATACTTGTAAGCCAATAACATGTCCTTAATTACTTCTTGAACAGGAACTTTATTCTTTTCATAACGGGATGGAATATAATAAGTATTTGTACTAATACTCATATCAGTAAATTTTTGAATGGCAGCAGCAACCTTCAAGTAACCTTCATTACTTGGCATATCAAAAGCAAAGGTATAATTATCCTTATACTTATCAATATTTGGAATTACTACTGGCAAAATGTTACTCTTGCTTCCCTTAAAACTAATAGCACTACGAGGTGGTTCAATACCATTAGTACTACTTTGAATTACACTGCTAGATTCTACAGGCATACATGCGGTCAATGTAGAATGTCTCATACCGTGTTTCTTAATTTCTTCACGGAGTGTTTCCCAATCACAATGTAGTGGTTCTGTAATAAATTCATCTACATCTTTCTTGTAAGTATCAATTGGCAATACTCCTTGACTAAACTTGGTACGATCAAACTTTTCACACTTACCTACTTCTTTTGCCATTTCAACACTTGCCTTGATTAAATAGTAACTAGTCTTTTCCATCCATTTGGCAACAAAGTTAGGAGCATCTTTATCCCAATACTTCAATCCTTCTTTAGCCAATAGAGCAGCCAAATTACTTACACCTACACCAAGACTACGGCGTTTCTTAGCAAAATTTTCTGCGGCTGGTACAAAGTAATCTTGATGTTCAATCAAAGCATCTAACATTCTAACAATAATGTCACAGACACTTTCCATTTCTTCATCATCTTTGATTTCCAACCAGTTCAAAGCAGCCAAGATACAAACACCAATTTCTCCATTCTTATCATTGACATCAGTAATTGGAATCAACGGATGATTAACTTCAAGACATAGATTGCTAGTATCTACTTGATCTAACCAACTACCATGTTCATTAGCATGATCAACAAACATTGTATAAATACGACCAGTTTCAAGTCGTTCTTTAGCCAATAATCCCATCAATTCACGGGCTGGTACTTTCTTCTTGAACTTGATATTTTTGTTAGCTTCAGCCTTTTCGTATTTCTCTTTGAATCCTTCCATACCAAATGTATTCCATAGTGAAGGACATTCATGGTAACTGAATAGTGTTACATCTTGATTCTTCAAGAATCGTTCAAAGATTAGTTTGTCCAATCCAATACAATAATCCAACTTACGAACACGGTTATCATCGGTACCTTGATTGTTCTTCAATACAAGAATATCTAGAATGTCATAGTGGAACCATGCAAAATTGACGGTGGCACTACCCCCTCTAATTCCGTTTTGGTGACAACTTTTTACTGTTGACTCAAATGCTTTAGCAAATGGAATTGGTCCAGTATGCATTACTTCACCGTTACGAATTGGAGCATTTGTAGCACGAAGTCTGGATAAATTCAATCCAATACCATAACGACTTGCAGTAGCAAATCCTACAGCACTATTGTTACTGAAAATACTACGAAGATCGTCATCTACAGTGAATAAAGAACAACTAGCATAACTCTTCATTGGAGTTCTTACACCAGCCATAATTGGTGTTGGTAGATTGATCTTATGTTTGCTGAAGTAATTATAAGCTTTCTTTACATATTCAAGACGGTTTTCTTTATAGTCTTTAAAGAATGTCATTGCAATAAGCATATATGCAAATTGTGGAGTTTCATAAATTGTCTTAGTAGCACGATTTTGTACTAAGTATTTATCACACAACTGTTTGATACCAGCATATGTAAAATTGAAATCTCTATCATGACGGAGATATTCATCCAATTTATCAAATTCTTGTTTGGTATACCATTCTAGAATTTCTTCGTCATAAACCAATGCGTCAATATTAGCTCTAACAAGATCATGTAATTTAGGAGGATTCTTTCCACCCCAAACATTCTTTCTTAATCTATAATTCAATAGTCTTGATGCTACATATTGATAATTAGGTTTTTGTTCACTGATCAAATTTGACGCAGCTTCAATCAACATTGTATGAATATCACCAGAAGACATCTTATCAAAGAATGATAGATGCGCATTCATTGCGACTTCTTCAAAACTAACATTTTTAATATCATCGGTTGCCCATTGCAAAACCTTATTGATTTTATCTGCACTAAATTTTTCCAAATTTCCGTTACGCTTCTTTATAAAAATTTCTTTGTTCATATGGGTAAAAAATAATTATCCAATCGGGGAGAAAAAGTCCAAAATAAAAGTTTAAAAAAATCTTGTTTTATAGAAACTTTTTCTCCCCAGATTGATATATAGGTTAATCACTGTCCTCTGAATTATGAGCATTCCACTTGTTGCTCATCATTTTCTTGACTACATTTTCTTCTTGACTCATTTCATTCAAGATACCCATACCTTCACGGCTGTTTTCCGCAAAGATTCTGATATCACCACAACCAGCATTCATTCTAGCTGGGAATGTAATACCATCGGGTCCGAATCGATTCTTAATTACATGGAATCGTGCAGTATTAGCTTGTTTATCTGACATCTTACGACTTAGTGACATAACAAAGTCAGCGGTCATAATCTTACGATAACTATCTGAAATGTTATTGGCCTGAATAATGTCTTCATCCATAGCAGCACGGTTACTCTGTGAAGCACTCCAAATAGGAACTTGCAATTCACCAGCTACACCACGAAGTTCTTCATAAATACCACCGGCCTCACTATAACTGTTGCTATTTCGTTCACTCTGTGATGGACGAAGAATATCAGCATAGTCAACAATAATCATATCCACCTTAGTACCTAGAGTTTGAATTCGTTCCGCATGTAGTTTCAAACTATGAGCAGATACAGTCTTAATTGGGAAATATTTAATAATCAACTTACCAGGTACTTCTGCAATCTTCTTTTTAACAATATCAATGTTGTTACGAATATTTTGGAAATCAATTCCAGTAAAACAAGCATCATAACGAAGACCAACATAGTTTTCATTCAATTCCAAAGTATAATGTAATACATTTTTACCTTGACGCATTGCTTCTGCACCCATCTTGGCAAGAACCCAACTCTTACCACTACCTGCACAAGCAGTGATAATTCCTAGTTCACCACCAGCAAGGCCACCATCCATAATACTATCTACTTCTGTCCAATTAGTCTTGACAGTCTTACGAGCCATTTGACTCATACGCTTTTCAATATCAACCATGTATTCATGTCCAATATTGCGTTCCATACCAGCTTTCATCGCAACATCAACTACATGTTTGATCTTATCATATTGACCACTCTTCAAATGATCAACACTTTCCATAATAGCATTCTTGATCTTTTGATTCTTACAAAATTCAAGAAACTGTTCTTTAATGTACTTCAGATCAGTGTCACTGATTTTCTGGTAAACCAAACGAAGTTGCTCTACAACGGATTGTTTCAACAAATCATTCTCAATACCGTCAACTTTAACCTTAAAGACTGCCAAGGTTGGTAAATCTTTGTATTGAAGAAAATAACTAATCGTTTCTTTAACGATAAATTTATGAGCGTCAGTCTCAAAACTATCTGGTTCCAAGATATCGCTAATTCTTTCAATGAATGTTTTATCCGACACCAAACCACTAATACATTTGATTTGGAATTCAGATCCGAATTTTTTTAGGTTATCAATAATTTTTTCCGACATAATTTTATATAATTTATCTACACCAACTATACCACACCATTTCTGTAAACCAAGATTATTTACAGAACCATTGAATTGATTTTTCCAAACACTTCATTTAACCACACCATGCTATTTGGAAAATTATTTTGCATACAGTCTTCTACCAACAATTTACTAAAACCAAATCTGTCAAGTTTACAAATTGGTTTTTCCATGATTTCATTGATTCTCAATTGCGAGAATGATTGAATTTGTGTGTCATGCAATTGCATTAAATCATAATTACGCTGCATGATATCTTTGTTCTCTAATACAGTATCATACAACTTTAATTTACCTTTGTGAGTATCACTATAATTGTATAATTCTTGTAAAGAATATTGTTTATCCTCTGTAAGAATTGGATAACACTTGATAATAGTTTTTAACCCAGCACCTTTAATGCCGTCAATATTATCACTACTATCCCCTTCCATTATTCTATAATTGATAAAGTTCTTACAACTAATACCATATTCCAATAGAATTTCTGCACAACCATACAATTTCTTTTTGGTTGGACTCCAGATTTTAATTCTATCACCGGCTAGTTGTAAGAAATCTTTATCCGCACTCATAATAGTAACATTACTATTCTTAAAGTACTCTTTAGCCAAATAAGCAATTGTATCATCTGCTTCAATATAATCAATTGCCATTGTTGTTACAGGCAACTTATCTAGATATTGTACAGTTCTCAACAACTGTTTCTTTAGATTTTTATCTTCAGTATCTGGAGTGGTAAGATCATCATAAGCTCTATTAAGCCTAATTTTAGTCTTTCTACCACTCTTGTATTCTGGATAAATCTTTCTTCTTTTCAGTGAACCCCCTTGACCATCGGATACAATAACAATCTTTGTAGGATTGATTAATTTAACCGCATAACCAATGCTTTTTAAACACCCAGCAATTCCACCAGTATGATTACCATTGGTATTGAGGGAGGGGGAGGCCATGAACGCTCTAATAAAAGTGTTCATGAAATCAACAATTAATACTTCAGAATCGGATGATCTATTCAATCCTCCAACTCTGTCTTCTTGTTTTACATTATCGAATAACGAAAACAACCTCTTTTTTTCACTGTCAGATAGATTACTCATTCTCAGATGATACACCAGCATCTTCATCATTGTCAACAACTGCGTCGTCAACAATAACACTATTTGGATCTTTATATTTCATTACTACAGCGTCACAAATTTTCAAGTAAACTTCTTCACTCAAAACTTTATCAGTCTTCATTGATTCTACAAAGTCCTTGGATTGGAACTTCCATTCACTGCCATCATCCTTTTTGTAGGTATAATAAGCACCACCTTGTTTTACCAAGTTGTTTTCTTTCAATACTTTGATCCAACTGCCATAATCAGCAATTCCACTATCAAAATAAATATCAAAAGCAGCCTGACGCTGTGGTGGTCCCATACGGTTCTTAATAACAACTGCTTTACATTCATTACCAATAACTTCTTCACCCTTCTTGAGTTTACCGGTGTTGTTCAGACGAACACGAACACTACAATGATAAGCAAGTGACTTACCGCCACTCACTACCCACTTATCACCAAATGCCATAGCATTTAGATTCTGACGCAATTGATTGGTAAATACAGTAAGAACTTTTTGTTTACCAATCATATTGGTAATCTTACGCATTGCTTTACTAATAATAATAGATTTACCAGTAGCAAATCCATCCTTACCGTGATCGCTTTCCAGTTCTGCCTTTGTAGAAGCGGCAGCAACAGAATCAACAATGATTGTAAGAATACGATCTTTATTGGACTTACGAACGATTCCAATCATATGTTCCATCTTTTCAAAAATATCCTCAACGGTTTCACATTGAACATATAGAAGTTTAGATAGATCTACACCAAGACTTTTCCAGAATTCGGGAGCTGCAGCATTTTCAGTGTCAATAACTACTGCTACACCACCTTTTTTCTGTGTATCAGCAACAACATGCGCAGATACTAGACTTTTACCAGTTCCTTCCAATCCATTGAATTCAACCATCTTTCCAACTGGCAATCCACCATGAGGACGATTGCTAATAGCTAAGTCAAGAATAGAAGAACCTGTACTAATCCAATCACTAATTTCTGCAGGATTTTCTTGTTCATCCAAGAAATATGCAATCTTGCCACCATCTTTATTGGCTTTATTTAACTCATTTGCGAGTAATTCGACTAACTCATCTCTTTGAGGAGTTTCTTGTGTAACTTGGTTTTTCTTTTTCATAATAATATAAAACTAAAATAGGGGTGGCAGTAATATATACTACCACCCCACTACAAACAATTTATTTTAACTGTTAAACAAATTATCAAAAGCGGCTGCTACATCATCCGAATTTGATTTTGCTGCGGTAGCTGTTGGTGATTTATTCGTTGCAGTTGCTTTTGGAGCAGGAGCAGGAGTTTCCTCATCAACAATTGTGTTGACTGTTCCTTCAGAAGGAATTGAACCATCTGGATTCAACCAGGCATTCATTACTTCCTTTAGTTCGTCATAACTAAACTCAGGAAATAGATCCATGATGTTAGTCTGTTGTGCCAAGATATCCTTTTGAGAAGGATCAATTGCAACACTTGCATTTGGCTTGACACGAATAGTAGTTTCTGGGAATGACTTACCAGAATCTTCTGCGGTACGGAATTCTACTACAATGTCACGACCATTGACCAAATCAGTAATATCACCGTAATCAACATCACTGATGATGCTTAGAATTTCTTGGTAAACATTCTTACCAAATCCCCAGAAACGAACACCTTCGTTTTCCTCACCACGAACGATGATAGGAGCATAGGTACGCATCTTTGGTTCAAACTTACGACCCAAAATCCAGTCTTCCTTGTTTCCGGTCTTCTTCATACGATTGGACCATTCAACGATTGGATCAGGACGATTGAAACTATCGGGAGATAGATAAGTCTTGTTATTGATATTGTAGTGGAACTTTAGTTCGATAAAAGGATTATCGGTTTGATACTTGTAGGGAACGATACGAACTACTTGTTTACCAGGCTTTGGTTTCCAAATGAGATTGGTTTTGTTGCCTTGGTTTGTTAGAGAGCTCAAACGACTCTTCAATTTTGATATGTCTAATGCCATAATTTTTAATTAGTTAATTTAGTTAATTAGTTAATTAGATAACTCACACGAATTATTTAATGACAACCAATTAAGTTGTCATCAATATATATGAAGACCAAAAAGATTTCAACTTATTATATCAAAAATTTTGACGGAGACGATTTTCACTGATACTTCGCTCGTTAAAATAATTGAATTTCTGTACAGATTCCAATCCAATTGAAATGTTTTATCAAAAACACCATTGTTTTCCTCAGCAATCAACTTATTCATTGCATTGAGAGTATACAGTGTGTTTGTTTCTTTTTTTCTATGGACACTGATAGTGTTACGAAATTTCAATTGGTTACCATCATTTATTTCTACATTGTATGTTGCATACAATTCTTTTGGATTGTTGACATTACACAATAAAAATATTTTACCGTTAATAACACTATAGAAACTTTTTATTTCTTGTATAATGTCATTATATTCTTTGGAATTGGTAAATGTACACAATAGTTGTTTGTTCTTCATTTATTTATTATTAGTTGTTTACCGTCAACATTCCACAATTTGCCGACATAATTTCCAGAAGAATCAAACCAACTATTTCTTTTGTTATAAAATCCAAACTTTAAAGCTTCTTGTAAAGTATATTCAGTAGTCAATGCTTTCTCAATTGCTACCGCATCTTGTTCTTTTTCTTCGGGAGTTCTATCATCACTCTTTGATTTTTGTGGTTCTGCTTGTTGAACAGGTTGGGTTTGTTGTGGTTCAAATTCAATTTGTTGTCCACTTGGTTGTTCTGGTTGTTCATCTCCAGTAAATACATTTGCCTGTCCTTTTCTTGGATTTTCTTCAAAGTGTGTACCACGAGCAATAGCTTTTTGTTTGTATTCAGGAGTTGGAAAAGTTACAAGAATACCATTTGTATTGTATGCTTGTCTTTCAGGATATTTACCTTCAAGCATTTTATTCAAATATTGATTTACGATATTTGAATCAACATTTGAATTCAACAAATATTCTCTTAATACTTCAATGTGTTCTTGTTTAGAAATATCAAATATACCGTTTTCAATTGAAATGTCGGTACTTGCTTTTTCTAATGCTTCTAAAAATATTTGTTTGATGTTCATAATTAAAATACATCCTCTTCACTTAAATTGGAACGATGAATTTCTGTTTTGAAAGAAAACTTACTTCCTCTTTCATTTCTTAATTCAATTGCAGAATAAAATGGTTTAACTTCTACCTTTCCATTTTCCTCTTCTTCTCGTATATCGAATATAATATATAAATATACAACGAAATATGTTCCTTCTTTATTTTTACTTACTTCAAACTTACTCAATCTAAAATTCTTATTTTCACTTGCATCAATTAACTTTTTACCACTTGAAAATTCAGACTTGGTTCCCATTCTGTTAATTGTCTTACCATTAAATACTACAAGTGGTAAACTATCATTGTTACCAAAGATTGCTTCAGCAGATATTTGACTTGCAAATTGAATAAATTCTTTCTTGATTTGAGCTTCATTGCCAACATTCATAAATCTTTCAATGAACTTTTCATAAAATTTTATAGCAGCAATATTAGAATTGAAGATGTTCATTGGTCTAAATGCACCTTTATTCATCGGAACATCACCTTTAGTAGATGGATTAAAATAATCATTATAAACCTTAATAGAAGCATTCTTGACTTCTTTTACATCTTCTGGTGTAGTACCAGTTAGTTGAACCATAAACAGATTCTTATTATCAATTAATCTTACTTTTTCGTTTATGGCACTAAATAACGAATCTGGTTGAATTCTATTGATTTGTTGAATAAATATAGCAACATTCTTCTTTAAAGAATCGGTCATTTTTACTAATACTTCATCAGCTTCTCTTGCTTCAGATAAAACACCAATTTCTTTTTCAATAGTATCCCATGTATTAAACATAGTGGAATATTGATTTCTAGCATAATTCATGTCTTCTTGACATTTTTGTTCAATATTACCAAAAATCTTTACAATTGTATTTTTAATCTTTTGTGTGAAATCGGTCCACCCTTTTGTCAATTCCGCAGACAAATCTCCAATTTTAGATGAAATTCTATTGAGAGATGACTTTAATGATGATATAAATTCAATTTCAGTTAGTAGTGTCTTACCCAAATATATTTCTTCAAATACAGGAGCACCACCACTAAATACACTGCGTGGATCTTTTTCAATTGGTTTTCCATCTGGTTGTTGTGATTGTAACCATTGATAGTATTTTTCTCTTTCTGCGGGTGTACCTGAAAAACTTAATTTGTCTGGTAAAATATCAAAAGCACCTTTCATTCTACCAATACGATAACTATCTCCACCAGCTTTCAAAGAAACCATTGCAAATTTCTTTCCAGTACCAGTAATCTCACATAAACTTTCATCGGTACCATTTACTTTTTTATCTTTTAAAGCAATTTGAATTTCTGATATACTACAATTGTACAACAATACCGCATCAGCAGTGTTTTCTTTTTTCTTATCTTTACTGGCATACCCACTATTATTGAAGAATTCATAGAACTTTTTGATGTCTTGATGAATAAATCCGGTTGGTTTTGCAGATGTTACATTTGCTAATGTTACACTAGTACCAGATGCCAATTCAATTCTAGCCTTTATATCAGCATAATTTTGATATAATCTATTTTTTCCAACCGCAGTAATTATTGCGGGATTATCTAATTGTTGTATGCTCTTTAATATCTTTTCTATTTCTTCAGATAATTTTAACCACTTTTTGATTGTGTCTTTTTCTTTCGGATAATAATCGCCATTTTCGCCGAATATCTTATATAAAGGAAAACTTTCTCTCAATTGTTGACTGAATGGCAATGGCATAACAGTCTCAACCTGTTGTAACTTAACTTGTAAGTCTTTTAATTTTACATCGTCGTCTATATTCATTCGTATATATAAATATTGATATATACACGAAAATCAAATTGTTTTTAAATATCCACAACCGTCATACTATCATAATTCTTACCAATGTAACACTTTACAGGAAATTGATTGTTTGACATCAATCTTTTCAATTCTACCAAAGTCTCTTTTTTATCATTCTTGTGACAATCAAACAAAACACTATCATAAGTATATAAAATAGCCTTAGTTTGTTTACCGTTCAAATATTCATTAACTCTTACCAATGATTGCATTCCAAATTCAGTTTCACTAGCTTGTAAGATATAATTGAATAATTTGTTAGGATTTGGTTCATTTATATGGTTTGTAGTGATTCTTCTTTTATAAATCGGAGTTTCTACATAACCATTTTCATTAAAGAACTTCCATCTATGAGCAATATAATCACTCATTTTCTTAAAATATGGTATTTCTAATAATTCTGTGGGAATATTACCATACATACACTGAAATGTTAGGTTCTTTGACGCTTTAATTTCTTCGTCTGATAACTTATCCTTACCATAGTATAACTTTCCAAGATACTCATAAGCATTTGGTGGTAAGTTATAATTGATCAACTTTGCAACTATGTGGGGGTGGTAGGCACTATAATCAATCATAAACAACATGCCATCATCACCATATCTACTAATAAATGATGATCTACACCCGTTTTCTTTGTTCAATGCACTATAGTTTACATTACCAAACCTATTACTGGGTCGTCCTGTTGCAGTATATAGGTTATATTGTGTATAAACATAACCATCCTTATCTTTGATCGTTTTGTTCTCAAAATGCCTATTAAACAATTCTACATCCACTTTTAACCCATTATGTTCAAGAATTCTAAGATTGTCAGTAATTGTACTATTAATACTATAAAAACTATCATCAATCTTGACGGATTTGAGTCTAATCAACACTGCATCATACATACTTTCAAACTTTTCCAAATGTTTTACCATTGGAATTGCTTTATTCAATTCACCATATTTTTGAAACTTAGTTTTGATAACATTATGTGCAGTTGTATCAAATTCACTATAATCTTCAACTTTACCATCACTGATAAAGAAAATGATGTTAATATCAAAGAGATTATTGATAGGAAACAGATGCAAACACTTTTTCTTATCAAATACCCACTTCTTACCTTTTAGTTTGTTGAAATCATTGATTAATGATTCTTTATCGATAAAGACATTGCAATCTGGATGATTTAGATTGATAATATATGTAGTTTTGGATTTGAGTATATGGATTAACACCATACACAATTCATCTATACATGGATGTACTTTTTCATCTGATTGAATACATTCAAGAATAAAATCAGATGAAATATGCGATTCTAAGAATTTAGAATAGGATTGTTTATCCAGACACACCATTGACACAATGTAACATTATAACAACTATAAGTCAATTATTTCCCATTCCAAAATTCGAGTGGGTTATTCAAATAATTTTTAATTCCCGTCATTTTTTTCTCATTGGTGTTTAATATCTTAATGTTTTGTTCTCTTACACCAACTCTTTCTAATATTTTGTTTTTATAAATATTATCTTTTGGACCAGATATTATCCATCGAATGGAAAGTTTGTTATATAATGCCGATGAAATTTCATTATATTTGTTTTTATCCACTTCAGTTATCGTTAAATCGTTTATTTTTTGAACAAAATAACGATTGATATACCCTAATGAATAATCTTTGGTTTTTGGAAACGGTTTAAAATAAACAGGATATACTTGATTATCCAATACAGTACCACCAATATTTTGATATGTTTGTATATTTATCATATTAATTTACACCATTAATTGTATATTCATTTACACCATCAGTTGTAAATTTTAGAGTTTGACCTCTAATTGATCTTATACCTGCTTTAATTGTAGTTGTCCAATTTCCAGATTCTAATTTATGAGACACATCAATAATTTGACATAAAATTTCTCTTTCAGAATAAGGACTTGGTAAGTTTTTCAAACTAAACAATTGAAATGTTCGTAATCCAGATATACCTTGTAATGTCATTTCTACAGTAAATCCAGGTTGTTGACCGCCATAAATATTTGTATTTTTGTTATAATCCAAATCATTAATCAAACCTAACAATAATGTTTGACTTGGCAATACTAAATTTACTATATTAAATCCTGTTTCTTTCGATGGTGTAGTTGTCACAAATCCACCTCCACCTGCTGCAGCAGCACCTCTTGCATAATTTGGTGCAGATTCAAATGTTTTAAACGACATTATCAAAGAATTAGATCCCTTCGATGGATTGGATTGTAATTGTTTAATCGTTTCTAAATTACCATCAACTGATCTATTTGTCTTGGCTTTAGGATCGTCTGGATTAAATCTATCACCATATGGAAAATTAAGAATTTCATTTGATGTAATTTCTCCCGTTGGTGATTTATTTTCTTGATTTGACGGACTTGATCCTCCTGAAGACAATACTTGATTTGCCGCAACATTTGACAGTTGTGCGGTAAAATTAATAGATTTAATAAATGTATTTGAAGAACCAATATCAAATTGATATATCTTCATGTTTTTTGCATTTATAAATTTTCTATCTATTATTTTTAAATGTTTTCCTTCTTCTACTACAGAAAAATCCCAAAAATTAGCAGCGGATGTACTAATCTTATTCAATAAATTATTATAAAAATTTTCAACAGTATCAGATAATTTTGCTGCCTCAATTATAACATTTTTATTTATATATAAATCTTTTAAATATCCCCAATGTCCAGCAGCTGTTCCTGTATCATTAGTGTCATCTACCATTTGTGGAAACGCAAAATCTCCCTTTTTAACTTTATTTGATCTATATCTAAATCTATTTAAGATACCATCCAAATCATCTCTATATACAGATAGTGGTGGTAATGCAGTTTTAGCAGAAGAAATAACTTGTCCCGCATCAGTACCTAAAGCTTCAGCAGCATATGACTTTATTCCTTCATATATTTTTTTAGCATCACCAAAATTAAATATTGAAACCGCATCACCAACTGTTTCATTGGTAGAAAAAGAATTTTCAAACACCGATGCTGATCCCGATTCTGCACCAGAGGGTCTAATATTGGAACCTTTTTCTTTAACAGATTGATCATCTACTTTTTTTATCTTTGCTTGTTTTCCCGTTTTGAAAATTTTAACTAATGTTCTATCTTTTGGTTGTAAATCTTTTATTTTTCCTACGGTAAAATTATTTACACTTGATCTAAATATATTAGGATTTGCATCATCTGTTTGTTTTTGATAATCATTATCATCTGGAAATGTTGTTGGGTAACTAAATCCAATATTAAATTTAGGAGATTCGGCATTTGGTATCAATAATATATTACCATCAGTAGATATTAAATTAGGATGTGCACCAATTTTTACATCATCAATGTTTATATTATACAACGCAAACAATTCTTTTTGTTTAGCATCATCATCTTTATATTTTATTGAAATTTCTCTTTCAAAAAATACATTTGCGAGTTCTACAACAAATCCCATTGTTACCCATACATCTTTTTGATCTTTTGCGTCCCAATCATATTCTTTGACTTCTTTCATCAATTCAGCATCTTCATATTCTCGTTTTCTTCCTATGAAAATTCTATCTTCTGGTTTAGCAACTGGTGTACTACCACTAGTTTCCATATAAAATGGAAATCTATTAAAAAAGAAAGTTGGATCACTTCCTCTTGCTGCCTTTTCTTCTTCACTATCTAATGGATCTCTAAAACTTTTTTTCTTTTCAATACAATTTGGTAACTTAGTAAGTCTCTTTTCTAAAAATTCAGGAAATGATGATTGTATAATTGATTTATTTTGATCAGATGATATATTAGCTGCATTTTTTACTTGTACACCCGAATAATTTGCATGCTTAGACATTATTTCAGTCTTACAATCAAATGTAATACCATCTTGACTTGAAAAGTCAAACCCAGTTATATAACCCATGGTAACATCATATAATCCAAAAGAATTTTTAATGTTTTCATCATATAACAAATATCCCTTATTTAGAAATAATTCTTTTAATTTCTCAAGATTATCACCTTCATCTTTTAAATACAAAAGAGATTCTGGGTTAAAATGATTCCACCCAAATTCAACAACCATACTAATTTTCGGCGTAAGAAAATATGGAGTCATATATTCTAATTGAGCAAAACCGTAACATTTCCAATTAATGGTTACTTTTCTTATTCTTTCTTTCTGAATTACAGAATCAATTGAAATTATACCAGGCGCAGGTAAATATTTTTGCGTAGTTCTTTTATCGTCAATTAGTTTATTTGGAAATGATACTAAATTACCATCAGTTGTCAAATCAAGTGTATGCGGACTTCCTTTTGAATCATATCCAAGTATTGTTTGATTTGATATATTCCCAATTGAATTTTTGTAAAAACCAAATGCGTCTTCAAATCCTTGACCACCATATAGTGCAAAACCGTCTCGTCTCGCAGATCTTGAATTATAATTTACCTTTCCAGTACCATTTGAAAAAACTCTTGTCCAAGCAGTCATTGGACCTTTATAATCTTGCCATGTACCAGAATCACCCCAAGTAATTGATTGTGGATAATTAATCCCAATATCTTTTTGTCTTCTTGTAAATTCTTTAATCAACCAAGATGGTATTGGATGTGGTGCCCATGGTCTATTATCTGGTGTAGTTGCCATAACTTATGAATTTAATAACTTAAAATCTCCTATAATATTATAAATATTTTGCGGTATTCTTAATTGAATACCTGCTGGTACACTCAATCTACCATTACCCAAATTGTTAGCTTGAGCCAATATCCACCATAATGTAGGATCTTTATAATACTTATTAGCCAAAGCATCAAAAGTAGACACTTCATTTGTTATAACATATAAATCATTGTAAGCAACAGGTATTACAGGATATAATAATGACTTATATACCCTCTTACCATCCCATCTCTTATCTTGTTGTGCAAATGTATATCTATTCATGATTATTAATCTTGTCTTGTAAGTATGTTTCTAGAGAATAAATTGCTAGGACCAGCAAACAAATCATCATCATAATCTCCAGTATCATCCAACTTTCTTGCATAACTACCGAAATTATTTCCACCAGCAACAGGTCTTTCTTTTTCTAGTAGATCCATACTGAAGTTTAATTCACATTCTCTTGGAAATTGTGCATATTTTCCTACACTATCATCCCATTGAATTTTACCATTCAAATAATTCCACTTATTATCTTTAATTTGAGCATATTCCTCACTCAATGTTTCCCATACACAATTATCAGGTATATTCACACCAATACTTTTAATTACACCAGGTTGATTTTTGTATATATCACCAATCGTAAATTTAACCAATGGTGGTATAATAAATCTAGAATATATATTACTAGGATTATTTTGATTTCCTGTTGTATAATTAGCAGGCTTAGTCAATCCTACTAAATAATTAATTCTTTGCCACATCGGTAATAGTTCTTTTATACTATTAGCAACCACATTAAATTTAAAACTCAATGTTCTAGAAAATCCTTTGTACGATTGTAATTTATCGGCCCTACCAATATATTCAATAGCAGTCCAATCCGCATTCAAGTTTTCATTCAATCCAGTCACGGTGGCTCTAAAAGGAATATATTTATTATTTACAATATCATGAAAATAAAATTTGATTATATCACTATCATCGGAATACTTGTCTTTGAAATCTTTTTCTGTTAAAACATCCAATATGTTGATTTTATCTTCATATTTTGCACCAGAAAATCCTTTCCCTTTTGGATCATCCAATAATTGTTTTGATTTATTTCCTCTAAAATTTGTTAAATAACTACCGTTTCCATAGTTAAATGGACTGGTTCCTTTTTGTTGTGCATAGGGATCTTTAGTTAGTTGTGATATAAAATCATATCCTTTAAATGTTGCATTTGAAAATTGAGGATTAATCAATTCAGAATCAGATTGTTTTACAATAGTATAACCCGCACTTTCAATATTTGTTAATACTTGTTTTAAATTGTCTTCTATATTCTTGACCGCATCAGATTCTTTATCTGTAAATTTAGTTGGATATTTTTGTTTTGAATCAGCATAATATGCCAAATTAATCAACATTTCAGAATTTTTAAATTCTTGATTTGGTTCAATATTATGTCCAACTGCTCTTCCATAAAATTGATATGCATCTGATCTTAAAGAAAGTTGAACTTCTTGACCAAATACTTTTGGAAATGTACCAATCGATGTACCTTCCCATGGACCTCTTTTGCCAATTAATAAATAAGTACCGTCCGCTTGTCTAAAATATCTACCTCTAACACCTGTCGTTTCATCGGTATCACCTTTTCTTACAGTGTTATCACTGGTTCCAGCATACCATTTTTGTATGACTTTTTTATCAAATGTATGTTTTAATGTTCCTGGTGGCTGTTCAAATACTGCTCTTGTTGATGCCATTATACCGTATGTAGATTCACCAACCTTATATTTTTCTTTGTTTGGTTGACCCACTGGTATAAACGCACCAAATAATGTACTTGATTTAAAAAAGTTTCCTACACCAGATAAAAATCCTGCACTTTTACCACCACCCCATGTATTTTGAAAATTCTTATTTGCATTAGTAGCAGTCGAACCACGAATCAATCCTTTGCCACCAGCTTTATTAATAGATGGTAATGCACCTGCACCAACTGTTCCTTTTGGTGGTGTTGGTTTGTTTAAACCTAAAGCATTTGATACTGCACCAAGTCCTAAAGCACCAAGGACACCACCCAGATTTGGTTCAATATGTCTAGTTGGACTAGGTATAATTCCAAAAGATGCGATACTAGTTGATGCTAAAATAGGCATCAAAGGATTGTATATCTTGGTTTCGTTAAAAGTATTTAATCCTTGTAATACTAATTGTTTGCCTAAGAAAATTACACCGTTACCACTTACACTAAACTTTGATACTCTTACTACATCTTGTAATGCAGATCCAATTGGTAATGCTCTGCTTTCATATCTTTTTAATCCATTTACACCTTTTCTTGCATTATTAGGATTAACAGTTATAAATGGTTGTCTAGGACCAAATCTTAATAAACCATTGTTATAATCAGTTTGTAATTTATACTTGTTATAAATTGCATCACTGTTTTGAACATATAATACACTCAATTCACCAGGCTGTCTAAGATCGTTAAATCCAGTAGGCAATTTATAACCTGCACCAATAATTTGCGTATTGGTAGTAGATAGTGGTGCAGGTGATTCTAAATTATTAAGGTTTGCCATATTTTATAAATATCAAATTGTTTAGAATGATCCTCTAAATTTTGTAGCAACTCCAACAGCGGTACTGACTTTACTACCATCAATATTCACCGCAATACCACCTGATTTCATCAATTCAATTAATTCGTCTAATTTTGATACAACTTCATCTCCACCACCAGTAGCATTTTTTCCAATTGTACCAATAGTAGATAATCCAGCAATATTTAATAGACTTACATTGTTGATTTCTTTGTTCAAACCTTTAACAGCTTCAGTAATATTTTCTATTCCTTCTACTATTGTTTCATCTTTAAACATTTGTAAAGTAGCACCAATTGATGATAACGCATCTGATGCTAATATTAATCCAGGACTAATTGCAGCTAATGCAACTAATTGTAACATCATTCCACCACCTAAAAATGATCCCATTCCACCAATTGCCATGCTAGCTCCAAACGATGCTATTGCACCAGAAAGTACATAAAATCCTGCAGCTAAAGAAAATAGATCTATTTCTATTGCTCTTTCAAACCCTTCAACAAACATTTGAAATGCCTTACCAAATCCCATAGCAGCCAATGATAATACTCCAACTGCAGCAGCAAATCCTAACATAATTCCAATTGCGGGTACTATTATTGGAGAAGCAGTTGTAATAAGAGTACTTAGACCAACAAGTGCTGCAGTAATTACTGCCAATCCAATAGCGGCTATTGCCATAGAAGAAAATCCAGCTTGCGCTTCTGGACTACCAAATACTTTTGCAGCATGTGCTAATATTAGTACCGACCCAGCAAATGCAACCATAGCTACACCTAATGATAATAACATCTTAGGATCAATTGCTTTTACTCCTTCAACAAATTTACTGGTTCCACCACCTGCAACACCACCTGCACCAGTGGTTGGTGTGGGGATAGCAGCACCCGCACTACCAGTAACTTTTGATATTACATTGCCTGCAACATCTTTAAGTTTTTCTTTATATTTGTTAATAAATCCTAATGCAGTTTTAAATGGACCAGCAATACTGTTTAATATTAATGTTCTTAATTGTTCACCTCTAAAAATTATAGCTAATCCTACAATTGTACCTACAATTCCTTTTGTTAACCCATTCCATTCAGGCAAAAATGACATTAATGTTCCATACATTTCAGAAAATGCTTTATTCATGTCAAATATTTCAGTATTGATATATCTAAACAAATCATATAAAGCAGTTACAGGCGACATCACTATTGTAATTAAAACTGAAGATACTTTTATTAACCCAACTAAAATTCCCATTACTATACTAACAACAGGAAGAAATAGTTCAGCTAATTGTGTAATAATTTGATTGATATCATTCAATATTTTTGTTTGTTGACTTGCAATTTGTCTTGAACGAATTTCTTTCTTATACTTTTCTTCCAACGATTCATTTGTTTTGTCCAAAACATCCAAGTCTTTTTCATATTGAGCAGCCAAATCGGGATTTTTTCTTCTTAATTCATTCATTTCTTCTTGTTTAGCATTCATCTTAACCAATTGATCTACACTTAATCCCATTGATTCTGCTAATGCTTTTGTTTGAAATGCATCAAGTTTTCTTAAATCGCCAACATCTTTTAAGATTCTAGATTGTTCTTTTGCTAATCCTGCTAAATCACCTGCATATGCCAATTCTCTAGCTCTTGTAAAATTAATATCTTTTCCAAATAATACACTGGCTTCCATTTCACTATTTATACTAGTTTGAAAATCTAGAAATTTATCTGCTGCTGCACCTACATCTTTAAGTTCCAATCCCAGTCTTCTAGCTTCAATGGCACCTTTAACTAAAGCGTCAACACTACCTCTTACTAATTTTAACACTTCACCACCGGCAGTTGCAACATCTTTCATTACTTTGGCAAAAGGAACTCCTGCGGCTTTTGCTAAACTAGCAGCAGCCCCTGCAGTTTTATTGGCAACATCTGCACTCATTTTACCAATACCCATGAAATTTTGCATTACTGAAGTACTGTCTTCTACAGCTACACCCAGATTTTGTTCCATCAATGCAACATGTCCAACAATTTCATCTGTAACAAGAGCGGTACTGGAAAATGATTCTGCGATTTTTTGTGCAGCAACACCGGCATTTTCAGCAGTAACACCAAATGAAGCTAAATCTCTACTTGTTCTACTAATAGTGGCTTCTACAACTGATGTTTGTGAAGCTAAAAATCCTGTAGTTTTTCTAAAAGATTCTGCGGCATTATCTAATTCAACAAATCTTTTTGCAGATAATTCTATCATTTGATAGACTGCGGTAACAGGATCTTTTAAATTGTTATAAATATTATATAAATTGCCTGCTTTTGTATTTAATGGACTAAAAGCATCTACAGTTCTTGTAAATATAGCAAGACGCTCTTTGTTTAACTTTCCTTCTTTTTCATTTATTTTCAGAAGTTCTGCCATTTTAGATGTCAAATCTTGTGTGGCTATTGTAGTATCTTCTATGATATTTAGAACTTCTCTCCACGCTTCTGCTAATTGTAATGCTTCTTTACCAGCATACTTTCCTGACTTAATCAAAGAATCTAATTCTTCCTTTGATTTTCCTAAAAATGGATTTTTATCTTCTGCCATAAATTATATGATTATAAATATAAAATCTACGGCTTTTTATATCATTTTCCTTTACTAATATTTGGTCTAGCAATAGGTTTATTAGGAGATTTATTTGATTTATCCATAGCTTCTTTTTCTTTTTCTTTTGTTTCTATCAATTTTTTCAAATAAAATAGTCTCAAAACTACAGGCAATTTATAAGCAATATCCTGCGTAAAAGCACCTTGAGAGTGATATGCTAAACTAAATATCTGTTCGTGAATAACTAACTTATCGGCTGGAGTCAGGCCAAAAAAACTGTACCGTTAGCGGTACACCTATCCTTTCCTCATGATTACATTGTTCACATTTAAAATTAAAATTAAGATCAATATCAGGAGTTCTTTCTTTAATTTGTTTTCTCAATTCCAAACTGTCTCTTGATGTTAATTCGTTTTCTACAAACTTCTGAATTTCTTGTTTGTTAGTATTGCCTTCTACTGCGACAATAGTATATCTCAATCTGGTTGTTACTTCAGCAGTATTTCCAGTTTTTATCTTCTGTAACATCTTGGTTTCATTTTCAATCTGTCTTTCGTCTCCTGATGTTAATAATTTACAAGTTACCGTCTTTTTACAATAAGGAAGTTGAATATCAAATCGATTTACATTTGGTTGATATTTTGAAAATTCAATTTCTTTATAGTTCAATTCACCCAAATTAAATGTACATTCATTATTTTCTCTACATGATGGACACTTAATCTGAAGTGGACCATAATTATCGCCATAAGCAAATCGTCTTGTTGCAACAAAAATAGCATTTTTATCACCCAATAACAAATCATCCAATTTTACATCTTTATCTACTATAAGCGATTCAATTAATTTATCAAGAACTACACCCTTTTTAATATAATTTTGGTTGGTAAGAATATCTTCTTCTTTTGCAGTCATTACCTTCAAATTAATAGTACCACTACTCAATGGACTGGAAGAATCATAAAAATGTCCATTGCTTGGCAATTCAACCACTTCAGATGGATATGTAGATTCTTGTTTTGGTTGTGACACATTTCCAGCAAATTGATTAGCTGGTTTTGTAATAGGAATTGTATATTCGTCCATAAATTATAACTTTCAGTATACCAATATATAGTATAAAGTTATAATTTTTATTTTATTTAATTTAAGACGATTGAACTTGTTTTTGAGCAGCTTTAACTAAATCATCTTTTGATTTTACCGTTTCTTTAGCTTTTGTAAATTCTTCTCCGGCTTTCTTTTTATCTTCTGGCGATTTAGCCATTTTTTGTTTAGCAGTGGCTAATTTCAATTTATCTTGAGCGTCTCTCTTTTCAACTTGTCTTTGTTGATACAATGCTAAATTAGTTTTTTTAGTTGCTTGTTTAACTTTGGAATCATCTTCATTCAATATTTCACTGATAAGTCGTATAAGACACTCCTTAATCTTTTTCTTTGATGTTGCCATTCCTTGTTTTACTGCATCAAATAATTCTTTTGCCAATTGAGGATTGTTTGGTACAGTACCTTTGAATGATTCAAAATCATTGTTTTTAACAAATTCTCTAGCCATACTGGCACTAACACCTTCTACTCCTTCTGCACCATCTTCTCTTTCACCACTACTTACGATGTTTAAAGTACCAAATCGTGGTGTTTTATCCATTCCATTCCATGTATTTAATAACTTTGTAAATTCTGGTACTCTATCACTGCCACATACAAATGTAGCGTCAGTATAACCATTTGCCTTTAATTTGTCTGCGGCTTGTAAAACATTCTTAATTGTCATATCGTATACAATCTTATCTTGTATACTAGGAAATAGTTTCTTTAAAAAGTTTACTTTTGTTTGATAATCAAGTGGGTTTTTATCTGGATCTTGTGATTGACTTGTAAATATATAAAAATCACCACCATCTGCAGCATCTACCACAGTATCAATCAACTTCTTATGTCCAATTGTAGGAGGATTAAATCTACCAAATGCAAATGCTACATGTTTCTTCATATACAATAAATATTCTAATATAAAATAAAAAATCCCAATTCTTTTGGAACTGGGATTTAAAAGGAATGTTTTTGATAAATCAATATTGTAAAATACAATAATCTACGCTCAAAGTTAAGTTAATTGTCATAGCTTCACCACTGTCTGACCAATCCAATTCACCGAAATCTGCACTGGTGATAAATGCACCTTTGAGTGTCCATTCTTCTACTTTATCACCTACAGGTCCAAGAACATTGACGGTTAAATCTTTCTTATAAAAATCACTATAACCATCACGACCAGTTACAGATTCATGTCCTAGACGAATCCATTCCATTACTGCTTGCGCACCAGAAGGTACAATAGGATCATATAGTTCAATTGATATATCTTCCCAAGTGGTCTTACCTTTATAATATCTTTGAATGTTGATATGGTCAAGGGTTTTCTTTTCGCTTTTTGGTGATGGTCTCTTACACTTCTTAATCAAGAAACTTGGGATACCGTCACAATACAAAATGAACCTATTTTTAACTTTAGGTTCAAATGTTGTAAAGAAGATTTCGTTGCTATTTAATAGGTCTGCCATAATTGTTTATTCCTTTAGTTATAAATATAATAATAAATTAAAATATGTTGACAATTTTTGAATTATTTGTATAATTTGATTACGCATTGCGCTTGATGCGCTTTTAATTGTTTAAACTTTGTTTTTTATCGTACAGGTTTATAATTTCCTGTTTTAGTTTTTCTATATAATTCCTGTTGCGCAAAATCTTAAATACTAAATTTTCTGTGCTTAATTCTCCTGATTTATCTAAACCTGCTTGGCGCATATCATAAACATCTTTGATTATTGATTTAAGCTTATCAATATCTTGCGATTTAAGCGCAGAATTAATTTTTCTGACAAAATCATTATATTTTTCTTGAATTTTTTCTTTATCAATTTCAATATTTTCTTTTTGCGGTTCACTTAACCATTTATCTTGCATCAATGAATATACTCCGGTAGATCTATTTTCTTTAGTTACATCTTGAATATAAACTTCAACATTGTGTCCTTTAAGATGTATATCATGTTCATCATTCCACTTTGATTTAAGAGCATTAACTAATTTTTCAACAAGCTCTACATTTTCATCAACATCTTTGAAATCTATTACTACATGGACATCAAAGTCACTTGTATCTGACCAATTATAATTTGCCAAACTACCTACAAACAATACATCTTTCAAAGGCGCATCGGTTTCTGTATCCGCATAGAAATCTTTGCCTATTTGCAATAGTTTTTCTTTAATTTCCGCTTTTAATTTTAAATTATCCCAGATATTAGGATTCAATGTATCGTTATAGATTCTTACCTTCATATTTTTATTTTAGCCTTAAGTTCATCTATGGCTTGATGTGCGTCTGTGAAAATGATACCATTACCTCCAGAAGCAATAAACGCTTCAATATTAGGAGATAAATCGTCTATTAGAATACTGTTTGGAGTTGCGTATTTGGCTTTGCTTTTGCCAGAATCGCTGAATATTATAGAAATTGGACCAGACCAATGTGTTCTTAACCACATTCTTTTACCTGATTCTATATTTTTAATATAATCTACCGCTTCTTGACGGGGATAATTTCTCAATATTTGACCAGCACTTGTACTGGTTAAAAACTTTAATTTGAATCTACCATCTGTTGCAATAGTGGTTAATTCTGTTTTAAAATAATCAAATTCTGGCATTGTATCCATTGTTGACCAGAATTTTTCGCCTTCTTGTAAAATTACATTCCAAAATTCTTTTGTTCCATTGGATGCTTCAAATTCTTTTGGTGGTGTATTTGTTAACTTTTCAAATTGTTTTTCAAAGTCACATAGTACTCCGTCCATGTCGCAATATATTGTTATTTCAACATTATTTTCCAATAAATTTGCGTCAAAGATTTCTTTTACTATAGACTTTAATTTTATCATACGATATAATAAATAGTAATAAAAAATACTATAATCCGTACCTTTTTCTTGTAATATTATAGTTTTGCAATATTTCTGATGCGCTTAATGTTCTATTATAATGTCTAACAAGTGAAATGTATCCATTATATGCTGAATGTCCTACAAGTGTACTTCCGCCAGGACTGTTTGGATTTGCAGATGTATTCGTACTTACAGATACACCATTAATATACAATATATTTGATGTACTTGGTGTTGTTGTTCTTGTATATACTGCTTGATACCAAGTATTTATAACTAATCCACTATAAGATACAACATTACAGTTTAGTCCTCCAAAAAATACATAAAGTGTAGTTCCTGAAGCTCCACATGCACCAAATTGTAATCCATATCCACTACCACCTCCGTCACCATTTAAAAATAATCCTCTATCACCAGGTAATGTATTTGCTTTGAACCAGACTTCGGTTGTAACATTATTTACATTTGATGATACCAAACTTAAATTTACAGAATCATCTGCGCCATCATATACAATACTACCGCCGTTTGCACTATTAAAAGTAGGTCCATTGGTTAATGTACCATTATTATTATTTCCACTTAAATCATACCAAGTAGTTCCTGTTCTTGGATAACTTTTATTATTAGCCGCATCCAAATATAATACTAATCCGTTTGATATAATTTTTGGTCCTCTGGATAATGACATATCTTATAATTATAACCCAAATCTACTTTTAACAGCATTATAGTTTTGCAATACTTCTGATGCGGTTAAACCTCTAGACTTATAAAAAGAAAGGTTTGCTATTTTTCCGTAAAAAGGCAAACCATTGTGTGAATACTGTCCTATAGTTGGTGTATACGAATCATTGTTAAAATCATAAGAAACAGTTCCGGATACTTTTTGTACACCGTTTATGTATATTAAAAATTGATTGCTGCCGGTTCCTAATCTACTATAACATACATTTATCCAAGTATTTTGAGACACAGTACCTGCATCTGTGAATACTGATGTACCACCACCATCCCCATATGTAAAAAACATATAATTACTATTATGATATCCCATCGTGAAATAATTTCGTCCTGAAATCGTTTGTGTCCAAATAAAACCAGCACTAAATTGTGATTGATTACCTAAAACATAAATCCATGCATTTAAAGAAAATGGTGAAACTCCATAAATGAAAGATGAATTCATTGATATAGTAACTTTATCATCGGTGCCATCAAATACTATAGCGCCCATATTTGCTGCGTTAAATGTAGGACCATTGGTTAATGTGCCGTTATTACTGTTGCCACTTAAATCTCTCCAAGTAGTACCAGATCCAGTATAACTTTTATAATTCGCAGCATCTAAGGATAACACCAATCCATTTTCATTTATATCTGGTCCAATTTTTCCTGACATATATTTTATAATTATATACCAAATCTACTTTTTGTAGCATTATAGTTTTGAAGTATTTCAGAATCACTTAATGCTCTATTATAAACTTTAAATAAACCACATGTCATAGGCATAGGATATAAATCATTTCTGGATGATGCGATTCTACCATTGCCACTATTAAAATTTCTATTTGCACTATTTTCTGAACCAATTTGTTGTGATAAAGTTTGAGAAACGCCGTTAATATAAATTTTATTATTTGTATAAGCAACATCACTTCGCATTTCAAAAACATAGTGTTTCCAATTATTTACCAATTGTAAATTTGTTACTGTCGATTCGCTAATGCCATAAACATCGCCAGCATTATATGTATTATACCCCATATTACCAAAATTACAATAAATATCATATTGTAACCAACCAAACATCATTTTATTAGTATATCCACTTGTTATTTTTGCCCACATTTCAATAACTGCGATATTATTTAAATTTGGTGCATAGAAATTTACATAATCATCTACACCGTCAAACACAATGCCACCCATATTAGAATTATTAAATGTAGGACCATTGGTTAATGTACTATTATTACCATTGCCGCTTAAATCTGTCCATGTTGTACCTGAACCAGGATAACTATTTCTATTAGCAGCATCTAAATACAACACCAAACCATTTGTTATTATTTTTGGACCGTAAAACATAAATTATTTATTTGATAAAACCCAAGATTTTGTATCTTCGTTCCAAATATATATTTGTCCATCATTTGGATGTGAAAGTGGAGGATTCCATAAACAAGATTGTTCGTCTAAAATCCAACTTGGATATGGTTTTGGTGGTATGAAAGCGTCTCTAATTGGATCGTAAGTAAATCCTAAACCAGCGTAATTTTTACGAAAAGAAATTCCTCCATTTTTATGTACGCCACCTATTGTATTATAACTAGTGCGTTTACACAATTGTCCACGAACATCCCCATAATATCTTTCCCAGTCAAAATTACTTTCGTCTTTACCAACAATAACTTCTGTAACTATATAGTTTTCATTTAAAAATGCGTAATGTGCCATATTATTTATTTTTTATTATGTAAAGGTTACTGTTCCTGTGCCTGCTGTTATGGTATATATTTTATATCCTGATACGGATGTTGACAATAAACTTGTTAAACCAACACTAAAGGATGCAGTTCTTAAATCTGGTATTTTTATAATAACTATTCCTGATCCACCCGACGCAGCTGCTGCTGGTGTATTGGGGCTTTCGTTTCTTGCCCCACCACCACCACCACCACCTGTATTAGTTACGCCAGCAGTAGCATTGCCGCTCGGTGCGGTATAAACACCATTTTTGCCGCCGCCGTCACCACCGCCGCCTAAGCCGCCGGTACCTCCAATAGCAACAGTTGCTCCGACTCCTAAACCGCCTGCAGCGCCGCCACCCGCATAGTATGTTGCGGACCCAGTAATACTGGATTGTAATCCTATGCCACCATTTCCACCTTGGTAGGTACCTACTCCACCGGCTCCGCCAACTGCACCGGCTCCACCGCCACCGCCCGATCCATTTTCACAACCACTACAATTAGCACTACTGCCGCTATTACCTTGACCTGCAGTGCCGGCGCCGGCACTTGTAGTACGATATCCTGAACCACCACCTGATCCGCCACTTGACCCTATCACACCACCACCGCCTATAGCACCCCCACCACCGCCTATAGCAGTATTAGTATGAAACACTGAATTGCTACCATTTAATCCGGATTCATTCGTTCCGCCGGCATTACCTCCAGCACCAACTGTAACAGTATACGGTGTATTCAGAGATAGTGTTAAACCACTACCTGTAAGCATACCACCGGCACCGCCACCGCCGCCGCCGGTATAACCGTTTTGCGTTGATGCACCGCCACCGCCACCGCCACCGGCAACGACTAAATATTCAACAGCAACTGATATCCCATTATTTGTTGAATTATATCTGGAAGTACTTAAAGTTTTAATATTCATATTAACTTATTTCTGTGCCGAATAGGTTAAATGATTGGCTAATGGATGATGCGTAAACTTGAACTTTATCATATTGTCCAAGTGTCATACCGATTGTTAATGCTATACTATCGTTTGCAGGTACAACAGTATCATATGCCAAATAACTTTTAGCTTGAAGTGATGAACCTGATGATAACACTGCGATTCTGAATGTACCATTTGTTGCGGCTAAATTGGCTATATTTAGTGTTGAACATACTGCGGATGTTGCAGCAGGTACTGTATATAAATCGGTACTGGATGTTAAAGCAGGATTTGATTGTCCTAAAATTTTATATGATGTTGCCATATTCTATATATATTTTTAAATTTTGATTTACCCCAACAAAAATGGATGAAATGATTCTCCAGAAGGAACATTTATAACATAACTGGATGATACAGCATAACTTGCAGATTGTGCAGTAGTCTGTACTTCTTTATAATTTATTACATTGACATATACCCTATCAACTGATGCGCTTAAAGTCGGTGAACCGCTAACAGGCGTACCACTTACTGTCATCTTTCTTATCTTTAGTGAACTGTCACTTAGTTTTTCAATACCATAATCTACAGTTGAATCATTCAAACCGCCAACTAAACCAATATATTTTGTTTGCAATTGTGACGAATCAATATTATTTGGAAATTCGGATGTTGATGGTGTAAAACTGCCTGTATATCTTGCAATACCTTTTGTTATTCTTAATTCGTCAATATACCCATTTGAATAGAAATCATTATTCCATCCTGTTGCAGTTGTAATTCCACCTATAAGCAGCGGATAACTGGATGCGTATGTTGGAGTATAATTGCCTTGGGCTTGTACGGTTCCATCAACATATAATTTAAGAGAATTTGCACCTGTTCCATTTTTTACTAATGCAATATGATACCAAGTTGATGTAGATGTAAATACACTTGGTGTTTGGATTGCAAATCCAGTTCCTATATAAACATATACAGTCGTACTAGAATATTGCCAAATTCCCCATCCTGCCGAAGTATATGACATTTGTCCTACAAGAACGGCATGCGATGATGGCAAACTAAGTGTAGAAGTTCTAAACCAAAATTCAACAGTAAAATCTCCGCTAGATAAATCAAATGCGGAATTATTTGCAATTGATAAATAATCATTGGTGCCATCAAAATAAACACTTGCACCTCCAAATTTACTTTGTGCAGTACTTATAGCTGCACCATTGTTTGAAGTTACAGATTTAGTTACAGGGCTATTATCAACAAAGACTGTTGAACCGTTGCTTCCATTAAAATGCAACAACAAACTACAACTGTTATAATATTGATCGCCTACAACAGATGCACTATTCCATTCTTCTATGACACTGACATCCCATTTATTTCCTGATAAGTCTAAGCCTGTGATTGTATTTTCTTGACTGGTAGTTACATTATATAATATTGTTTGATTTGCAATACTACCTGTTTGTAGTATACTACCGCCTCCACCGGAAGCATTCAATGCATATGATGCGGTTGTTGCATTGTTGCTCCAACTGCTTGTAATTGGATAAGTACTACCTGTTGTTAATGTTGTTCCACCACCTCCACCATTTAATGAAAATGAAGCCGTCAACGTATATGAACTACTAATACTATTTAAATTATAACTGGATGTAACAGCAAAACTTGAACTGATTGAATTTAGATTGTAACTCGCAGTTGATGCAAATGAGGCACTTGTTGCTGAAGTAGCAGATGTTGCACTAGTAGCAGTTGCAGAAGTTGTGGAAAAACTACTACTAATAGAATTATTCGCCCAACTACTTGTTATGGGATATGTACTACCAGTAGTCAATGACGAACCTGCATTTGATGCAAATGAAGCGGTCAATGCATTAGTAGCCCAACTAGATGTACCAAAAACACTACCAGTAAACGAACTACCACTAATATTTCCGTTAACTTGCAATTTAGCAACAGGATTATTTGTACCTATACCAACCTTACTACCTGTTACAACTAAAGCATTTGAATTATATGTACCCACCACCAATCTATCATCACTAAATACTTCCAATATCGGTAATCCACTAACATCATTTACACTCATTAATGATCCACTCAAATTGTCATCAACACTAAATAATGATCCCTGTGTACCTTCTACACTAAATACAACAGAACCAGAAACTAACGAACCGCTACTATTGATATTTAGTTTACTATTTGGAACCGTAGTGCCAATACCAATATTACTACCAGTTTCATAAATAACACTGTTTCCTACAGAAGTGCCAGATGTAAATTTGGATATATAATTGGTTGAACCTGTAACTGTACCGCTTCCACCTCCACCACCAGAAGCATTCAATGCAAATGATGCGGTTAAAGCACTTAATGCATATGAAGATGTAACAGAAAATGATGATGTACCTAAAAATCCAACACCATTACTTACACTAGATGTAAAACTACTTCCACTAATACTACCACTTACTTGTAATTTAGCAATTGGGACATTTGTACCAATACCAACTCTACTGCCTGTAACAATCAATGCGTTTGAATTATATGTTCCAACTACAAGTCTATCATCACTAAATACTTCTAATATTGGTAAACCGCTGACATCGTTTACACTCATCAAAGAACCACTAAGATTATCATCTACACTAAACAAAGATCCTTGTGTTCCCTCTACACTAAATACAACAGAACCGGATACAAGTGAACCACTACTATTGATGTTTAATTTACTGTTTGGAGTTGTTGTACCAATACCAATGTTGCTTCCACTTTCATAAATAACACTATTGCCAACCGAACTTCCCGATGTAAATTTTGCAATATAGTTTACGGAACCAGTGACTGTTCCACTACCACCTCCACCACTAGATGCATTCAATGCAAACGAAGCGGTTAAAGCATAAGATGCGCTTGTTGCACTGTTTGCGGTATTGGCACTGGTTGCAGATGTAGCACTAGTAGCAGTTGTTGCAACATTTGCATAACTACTGGATATTGCATTATTTGCCCAACTAGATGTAATTGGATATGTTGATCCAGTTGTAAGTGAAGAACCAGCATTTGCAGCAAATGAAGCGGTCAAACTATAACTACTGCTAATACTATTTAAATTATAACTAGAAGTAGTGGAAAATGAAGAACTTATTGAAACACTAGCGGTACCTGCATAACTGCTGCTAACTGCATTGGTTGCTACATTTATATAACTTGATGTCAATGCATTTAAAGCAACACTGGATGTCAAACTATAACTTGCACTAGTAGAATTGTTACTAAAAGATGATGTACCCAACAAACTACCTGTAATATTAGGTGAACGAAGTGATCCTGTAAATTGATGTGTATCTGAATCTGTGTCACCAAATTTAGTGCTTCCGTCAAAATTTGAAGAAGTAAAATAACTTACCGATGAACTTACTACATATTGTTGCGCAATTAAACTGCCAACTACAGTAATATTTCCTTGAACTGTTTGACTTCCACTAAAATTATTACTGCCTGTAGTAGCAAATATGGTAGACGATGTACTATTTAATAAACCGGCATTTGTTGCATAACTTGCACTTAAACTAGCAGTAATACCTATAATTTCAATTTGACCAGACGCAGTATTTAATGTTACTATTGGACTTTCATTCGCAAATAGTGTTGATCCAGATGTACTTAATACTGTTTCTCCGATGTAAATACTGCCTGTGCTTACATATAAATCCTTCCATTTATTTGTTGGTGAACCTAAACTATATATAGATCCGGTAGATGGTATTAAACTTTGTGATATTGGGTCTAAATAACTAGCCGTAGATGAATTTCTTGAATAACTTGCACTAGTTGATGTATTACTATAACTGGAAGTGGTTGAATTTAAACTGTAACTGCTTGAAATTGAATTATTTGACCAACTACTTGTGATTGGGTATGTACTGCCGGTAATTAAAGATGTACCTCCACCGCTTCCTGCGCTTGAACTAATTGCATATGAAGCGGTAATTGGGTAAATTGACCCAGTTTCTAATTGGTCATATTTTAATTGATT